CGCGTTATCAACAGAGATTAAAAGTTCAGCTTTTGATACAATGTAAGCGTTTTTTCGGAAGTTTAAATTAGGATAAACAAAGTCAGCACGATCAGTCATGTCTTCGCCAGAACCAATAAGAACAATTTTAATTCCCAAGCTGTGAAGTTGATTCTTAATTAAATCAATAGCTAAGGAGTAATAGCGATAACGTTTTGCCTCTATTGACTGTTCGTTATATATGACAATGTATTTTTCTGGCATTACTGGATAGTAATGCTTGTTGATAACAGGTCTTGCTGGATCAACTTCTAGATTCTTTGAATATTCTTTTAAGATATGAGACATTTTTAATTTCCGTTATGTATATAGCATGGAATTTTTTGCGTGGTTGTTGCGGGGTAGTAAGCCGCCTCGAAAAACCCTTCGTGTTCTCCAAAACCTTCCATTGAGATTGGATTATCTATAGCCTCTGAGTAAGGCAAACATTTGTAAACATTAGGGTTATCTTCTATATACTCAAAGTATTCTGGTTTGGTGAATATGTAGATGTTATGACCCTTGTGTTTCTTTTGTAGATTCTTCATTAATGAATTAATGAAAATCAAATCAGTTCCTGATTGAGGAATAATGACAGCAACCCTTTTGCCCTTGTCGTTTTTTGAAAGCATATCCTCAAAAGCTACTGGTTTTTTAAGATTTTGAGTTCTTGCTACCTCTATAAAGTGATGGTACAACTGCTCTTGATTTACTCTGTTGGTTTCCAAATCTAAATGCCACTTTTGATAACCCTCTGTATTGTGGTCAACATCTTCATGTAAAATGTTTTTATAAATATCGATTACAAAATCATGATTAGATAATCCTTGCGGCATTTCATAAAACTCATTAAACACAAAATTTTTAATGTCAACATCGTCATCAAGATATGGCATTGAGTCAATGATATCCTCAAGCTTTTTACCTATAACCTCAACGGAGAAATTATCGATAACCCATTGTCTTGATTTTTTACCTTGGGCAGACCTATCATCTTCGGACATGTCGTATACTTTTTGAAGATTTTCTGCTATGCTTTTGGGGTTGGTTGAGGCTTTAATAAATTGAGTTCCTGGCTCACGATATTCGCTCCAATCAAGTGACAAGCCGCCGCTTTCTTCAGAACAACTATCTTCACCACAAGAATAATTTGTAACCAGAGTAATTAGTTCGGTAAGTTTTGCTTCTTGCACTGGAATCTCCTGACCGCCGCTTGTAAAAGGATGACAGTAAACATCCATAAGATTATAAACGTCATTTAACTGTTCCTCAGAACAGCCTTGTGAAACATTGGTTGTGTTCAAAGTCTGTTCCCCGCACTCTCGACAAACTTGGTTTTCTCCAGTGAAGGTTTTTACGTGATAAGAATTACAAGAAGAACAGAAGTATGTTGTTAAAATGTCGTTTCTGTTAATTTTTTTCTCATCAAGAAGTCTGTTGATATCCCAACCTTCCCCCCAATGAGTATGAAGAAGTAGTCTAGCATTTGGATTTTCCTCTTTAAAAATCTTGAACCCGTCAAGTAAATTAGGCACTGATTTTCTTAATTGATTCCTAAACACAAAACCAACAATGAAATCATCCTCGCTAATACCATGAAACTTTCTTAATTCAGATCTATGTTCATCAGAATGTCTTTTGAAGGTTTCTGTATCTAAAGATCCGCGCAATGTTTTAACATGATCGTATCCCATTTCCTGAAAAGCCTTCTCAGCAAAACTAGCCCAAACATAATAATTTTTAATCTTAGGCGCATACTGAACAGCTTGAGGAAGTATCGGCAAACTATCAAGTGTTGTCCATATCATGCAGCTAACCTTATTCCACCAAGGTTTCCTATGGTAATCAGTAAAAGCCCAGATATCCTCTACCCCGATATAAACATCGGGTCTTGTTTCTTCTACAATCTCATCTATCTTGTAAAAACCATAGCCAGCTTTTCTTTTGTCTTCGGCAGAAAGCGTTGAGTAATTGTTGGGGATTGCTCCATAACTCTTCCAGGGCAAAAGCTCAAGCTCTTTGTCCCCATTCATTCTCATGTTGGCGGCTTCGACAATATTATACTTTCCTGTTTTATATAAATACTTTAAAATGTTCCTGCTATTTTTACCGAAACCAGTAAAAGCTTTGCAGAAATTAGAATGAATCAGTACTGTTTTTTTTCTCATTTTTTAAGAGAGTGAGTTCTGAAATCAAAAATTTCCTTGATAACATATTTAAAATACTCAGCCAACAAATAAGCTTCAGACATCTCCAATCCAATACCAAATTTATTAGCTGAGTTTCTTGTAACAGAAAAAGAAAACGCTTTTGTACCGTCTTTCTTTGTGTATGGAGCTAGAGAAATTGAGGTTTTGTTGTCGTCAAAGCTGTGAAAGGCATTGAATTTCTCATAATTTTCTATAGCATAAATGAAACCGCCAAGCTCTGATTCGTTAAACTTAATCGAAGCTGATTTCTCTGGGTCTTTTGAGTTGCCAGAAAATGAGCCGCTTTTTTTCTTTGAATCCCAAGAATATTGCTGAACTGCCGTCATGTAAAGGCAAGGTTCATTGGTTTTTCCTTGGACACCAAGTCGAAAACCAAAGGCGTGTCCAGTGTTTTTGGAATTAGGTTTATAAAAATTAATCATGTCGGAATATAATACGACAAAAGCTGATTATTTCCAATAAATCTTTATGATTGTTTAGAGTATCCAAGTATTGGAGATGTGATTACACGACCAACAACCGTCCCAACTTCGGAGAGGTTTTTATATTTTTTTAGAAAGTGAGAAAACTTAGAGAAATCAGTAGCAAATTCCGCTAGTTTTTCAGGTCTTTCGCCCGAGAACACGCATTGTTCCACCAAAAAGTCAAAAAATATTCTACCTAAAAACAAACAAACGGAAAACTTCATGCAGTAATCAAATTCATCTTTGCTAGATAGAAAATCTATCTCGTTGTAGTCGCAGTATTTTTTGAAAAATAAAGTGGAGTCGTCGATTGAATAACCAGAACTTAATGAAAACATACATACATCTATAATGGGATTACCTATAAAATTAAATCCTATATTTTTGAATTTATAGTATTCGTCTCTAAAAATGACATTTTTTAATGTCAGATCACCATGACATGTTTTATCTTTTAATAAAATAGTTTTGTCGAAGTTGTTGTTTAGCTCTCCTTGTATAACCGAAAACATATCAGATAGTATATCTATATCATGGGTGTTGGAAATTTTTATTTTTAGAAAGTCAGACCAATTTTGTGGAAGGTTTCTATTAAAAACAAGATCAACATACTGATCTATAGACCTTTCTGTTTTTAGGTTACTGAAATGGTGTAACGTATAAAAGAAAGAATCCCAATTCTCTATTGGAGAGAGAATGCCAATATCTCTAATGTCAAAACCGTCCTCAAAAGTTGATATTAAGAATAGTATATTATCACCGATTCTAACCTTGCCAGAGTCGAGGTAAATTGGGCATAGTGGAAAATTTTTATTACTCTCTAGAAAGGTTATTTCGTTTTTTAATATTTCGCAATCCTCATCTAGGGAAAGTTTTAATGTATATAAAAAATCCTTGTCTGAAATTTTATACTCATCGTAATCTTGATTGCCTCCAATAAAGTAAATATCTTCAACATCTAAATCAATTTTAGATTCATCAATAATATGAGTTACTATGTCATAAGCAACAGTATTCTTTTTGATTTTTTTATTGGAATCAAAAACGTAAGCCCTGTCAGAAAATAAACGATATGGGTTCATGAATGTTTTCTAAACAGGGCTTACGTTATATACTGCTGTAATAATTAAACAGCGCCGATTCGCTGATTCTTCAAACGAAGAGCAGAAAGACTTGTCTTAGCAAACTTCCTGTTTACCCCATTATTCCTATCGAAAACCGTCACGTATGATGGCGATTCGGAAACGAACTGAGCATTGATAGACTCTCCAGCTTTAGTATAAAGACCGAAGAAACGACCTTTGCTAGAACGGATTGCCCTCATAATTTTGTTTTGTTTTGTATTGTCCATACATGTATGTTAACAAACCTTAATCCTGTTGTCAACACTTTTTATGCTAATTTCTGAAGTTTTTGAGTTTTTGACTACGATTTTAGCGACAGGAACTTGTATTTTTTCTCTGATATAGTTCTTGATGTCACGCGCATGTAAGCCTGACTGCTTAATCCTATCAAAAACACAATCAATAGAAGACTTATTAAACTTAATATTAATACCTTTCTTGTCGAGCTTCTCTTTAATCTTATCTAATTCAAAAGATATGATCCGCTTTAAGTCTGAATCAGAAAGATCATCAAAGACCATTACTTCATTAATTCTAGCAAGCAATTCTGGCTTTAGTTTTTTCTTTACTGATTCATTATAAGAATCTGATCTGGCGGATTCTGATTGAACAAAACCCATGCTCTTTTTATTGGCTTCTGCGTGACCTATATTGCTGGTTAATATAACCACAGCTTTAGAAAAGTCGACTTTCTCGTGCCTGTTGTCTTCTATGTAACCTTCATCAAGAAGGTGAAGCAATAAATTCAAAACCTGGGGATCAGCCTTTTCAACCTCGTCAAAAAGAACCACACAATTAGGGTTGTCTCTTACAAACTTAGTCAGTAAACCTCCTTCTTCATAACCAACGTAGCCAGAGTTAGCACCAATAAGCTTGCTCATGCCAGTCTTATCATAAAGTTCACTCATGTTAATCTGAAGCATTGCTTTTTCATTACCAAAGAAGTTCTTGGCTATCTTTTTTGCGGTATAGGTTTTACCTACGCTTGTAGGGCCAACAAAAAACATACTAGCTAAAGGCTTATCTTCGTCTGTCAATCCAGCTTTAGCACAAGAAAGTAAATCATTAATCTTCTTAAGAACCTGATCCTGACCAAAAACCTCACTTAACATTCTTGGTAGAAAAGAGGAGAAACCTTGTCTGCTGTTTTTGATTTGCTCTATAGATACTTTGCCGTGTTCTGAAATAACCTCAAGAATATCTTGCTTTTTAATATTCACTGGATTAGCCATGCATTCATCGTTGACAGTCTTTAACTCCTCGACAAATTTATTAAACTTATCTTTTATATCTTCAACCTCAACATCACCGCCCTTAGAAATTATATCCACAAGGTCATCGTGGCTTTTTAAAATATTACCACAAGGCTTGAGGTTTTTTATTTTTACTCTAGCTCCAACTTGATCTATGATATCAAAAGCTTTATCTGGAAATTTTTTATGGCTAATCAAAGAATCAGATAGATCTACTATAGAGTCTATAATGGGTTTTGAAAACTTAACATGATGAAACTCTTCGTATTTTGATTTGCAGTTGTAGAGAATTTTTTTGGTTTCCTCTTTTGATGGTTCATCAACCTCAATGTTGAAGAACCTTCTTTTCATTGCGCTGTCTTTTTTAAATATCTTTTCGTATTCGGCGTTTGTTGTAGAACCAATACATTTAATTTCACCTCTTGCAAGCAATGGCTTTAGCATGTTAGCTGCGTCAACTCCGCCTTCTTGGTTGCCCCCAGCACCAAAGATTGTATGAACTTCGTCAAAGAATAAAATGATGTGGGGGTTTCTCTTAGCTACATCAAGAAGAGATTTTAATTTCTGCTCAAACTGTCCCCTGTATTGGGTTCCAGCAAGCATTGTACCTAGATCGACACTTAGAATTTCCATTCCTAAAAGATTTGTTGGTACGTCTGCTTGGCAGATCTTTCTTGCTAGGAATTCTACGATTGCGGTTTTTCCAACCCCAGCCTCTCCAGTTAGTATAGCGTTGCATTTATTTTTTTTAGATATTGTTTCTATTAGTAGGTTTATTTCTTTTTCTCTTCCGTAGATATCGGGTAGTTTGCCATCTACATATAATTGACTTAAATTGGTAATGAAGTCTGGCATATTGGATTCTTCTGCGAGAATACTCTGACCCTCTTCGTTGGATAAATCTATATCAGAAAAATTTTCTATAAGATCTTCGAAGCTGTGTTCAAGGGAGTCAGGATTTTCCATATCCTCTACAAGAAAATCATTTAACTTGCTCTTAAAGGATTTAAAATTTATAATAAAATCATCTATGCTCTTAAAGACATAAGCAGATGTATTAATTATCCCAAGAATAACATGCTCAATACCCACGTAATATTGATTTAAATCATTAGATACATCATTCGCAGCTTTAATTGCCTCAGTAACTTCCTGATGCCAAAGATCTGAATTGTCATTAGCAAAAAACTTGTCGCCGTTTTCTTCTTTTGCTTTTAAAATAACATCAATCATGTCCTCATCTTTTAAGATGACCCCACTACTCAAAAGAAAAGACCTTAAATGAGAAGAGCTATTTTTTATGCACCCATATAAAACGTGCAAATTGTTAATATTTTTGTGGTCAAGCTCCTTAGCTATATCATAAGCATCTTTATATGCTTGTTTCGCTCTAGGAGTAAGATTAAAATCCTTAAATATCACATCATTATATACACTCATTTTAGTTCGGATAGTTTCATATAAATTTTTTCTTCTATAGTCTCTATTTTATCAACAAATACTATATCTTCGCCAACATTGCCAACGATTATGGCAATATTACCCTTCTTAGGTAACTTTTTACCAGAGTTTAGGTAGTCAGTCAACCTTTCTTCTCTGTCAGAATCAAGAAATAAACCACAAACAGAGCCAACCTCATCCTGCATTTCAAGTCTAGCATACTTATTACCGTTTCTGCTTGTTCTTTTAACAATGTCTGTTATATCTCCAACAAACTTAACACGCCTTCTCTCTGGAGAATTTCTGATCTCTTCAGATGTATTAAAGGAAGGTTCGTCTGAACCAGTAAATATCTGTCTAATGTTATAAGAGTAGCTATAACCAAGAAGCTGGGTTTCAAAATGCCAGTTGGCAAACTTTATATGGCTAGAGTTTTGCTCGTATATACTCTTGTATGGTTCATACTTCTTCTTAAATGTATTGAACCTTTTGTCTGGGAATAATACCCTACCATCATCAGCTGGGGTATTTTCGCTTCTACAAGAATGAATTGTATTCAAGATGTCGTAATTGAATTTCTCTCCAAGTTCAACGACATTTCTTTTCTCTCTGTCTGTAAGGATGTTAAAGGTCTGAGCTTCTAGAACTAATCTACAACGATCAGAGGTAACAAAAGAATCAAGAAGACCAGCTTGAATAAAAGCTGACATTGTCCCAATGTTAACTCCACAATCCTTTGCAGCAATAAATACATCATACTTGTTATCAAACTTGCTCTCTCTAAAATCAATAAGAGACTCTATAACTTTTTCAGACACACCTTTAATTGAGTTAAGACCATATCTAATGTTCTTGCCCTCGATTTTAAAATCGAAATCAGAAAGGTTGAGATCTGGTGGCAGCAATTTAATATCAAAGAATGAAAGCTCTTGTGAAATTTTAGCAATTTCCTCATGGGCATTAGGCTCAAACCTAGACATCTTAAGGAGGCTCAAAAAGAACTCTTGTGGATGATTGAACTTAAGCCAAACAGTAATGGCTGCTAAGTAAGCATAAGATATACTATGTGACTTGTTGAATGAGTAGTTAGCAGAATCCTCTGCCACCTTCCAAAGAACCTCGCCTATAGCTGGATCTAAATCATTCTCTTTGATCTTCTCTTCAATCTTTGCCTTCCATGCTGGCATTTGGTCTACTTTCTTTTTACCAACAATCCTTCGAAGCTGCTCAGATTCATCAAGACTAAATCCAACCTTTACAGCCATCTTCATAAGCTGCTCTTGATAGAGTGGAATGCCGCCTGTATAGCTAAGTATATCATCAAAGAACTCATGAACAGACTGGAACTCTCCAGTCCTAACGTAATCAGCATAGCTATCCTTAAAGTCTAAAGCTCCAGGACGAGCAATAGCAACAACGGCAGAAAGTTGTTCTAGATTTTGTGGCGCAATTTGTTTACATACTTTAAAGTTTGTGTCGGCTTCAATCTGGAAAAGACCCTTCGGCTGTTGCAAACAAGATAAAGCTGCATAAATGGTCTCATCAGCAGGGTCTATAGAGGATACATCTATACCTAGCTGCCTACAAGTATCATGGACAACAGAAAGAGTTCTTAGTCCTAGAATATCAAACTTAACACTCAAGCTTGCGACATCATCCATATCATAACCAGAAACTAAAGACCCATCATTTGTCTTTTGTAGGGGCATGATGTCCTCTTGTTTATAATAAGAAATAGAAATACCAGACGGATGAACACCAGTATTTTTAATTAAACCTTCAAGTTTGTGAGCTATTTTGAATGATTTTTTATATTTATCAGCAAACTTTTTAAAAGATTCGCTTTCTTCATAAGCCGCATCAAGCTTTGCTACTTTACCAAAGTGTTTGGGGATTGTGTCGCTGATTTGATTTACTTCCATTTCTGAAAGTTCGTCAACAATCTTCCCGCACTCTTTCATACATAGTTTAGAACTGAGCGTATTGAGAGTTAGGATTTTGGAGGTTTTGCCTTCAAACTTTTGCTCAATATAGTTAATAACTTCAGCCCTCCGATCATAAGAAATATCGTTATCAATATCGGCAAGTAGAGAACCATCAAGAAAAATTTCTCCCGCATGTTCAATTTTCCTTGCTCTGCTCTTAGAGACAAATCTTTCAAAAAACAATTCATATTTAATTGGGTCTATATTGGTTACACTTAAGAGGTATAAAACTAAACTGCCAGCTGCACTACCTCTACCAGCGCCAGTTGGAATGCCATTATTCTTACAAAAATCCATAATGTCCCAGTTAAGGAGAATGTAATCAACAAAGCCTAGGTCGTCTAGGATGTCGATCTCCATCTGGACACGGTCATAATAATCTTTTCTATTATCTTGATTGATAATACCTCTATCCCTCAAACCCTTGCGACAAAGTTGTTTCAGAATTTCAAGACTGCTACTATCAGAGTTTAGACCAATTTCGTTTAGTGTTTTTTCTGCAACACTAATCTCTGGAAGTTTAACTCCAACAGGGAATGGATTTTTATACCTCATAATTCAATATCGTAAAGTTGTTTGTGAAATATCTCAAAGTTCATTTCAATATCATAAAGAGCATCATGTAGGCGTTTTGCATCAAAGTCTATATCGTATTTTTTTAATAAAGTTAGCTGAGATGTTTTCAGACCACGCTCTCTGTAATTGAGCCATCTATATTGCCAGTAGATAAGGTCTTCTTTGCATACAGGAGATTCTTTAGCGATAGCTGTTGCTATGGCTTTCGTGTCAATAATCCTACTAATATAGTCTTGTCTCAATGGTTCTCCTATAAGTTTTCTCCAAACATCTATCATGTAAACATCAAATCCCAAAAGATTTTGCCCAACAATAAGGTAGTTGTCGTCGTAGAGATACTTGGAAAACTCATCCCAAACTTTTTTGGGGTCTTCTGCATTTTTCTCATAATGACTTTTACTAAAACCAGTAATCCTAGCAGCATCTTTAGATACTTTCAGATCGTCCCACTTGATTAGCTTATCATATTTCTTGGTGATCTTGTTGCCTTCGGCGACAATCCAAGCGGCTTGCCAAGGTTTTGATTTAATTAAGTTTAAACCTTCGGTCTCAGTGTCGAAGATTATATACTTTTGCTTTCTATTGAATCTTAATAGTTCTGTATTCATGCTGTTTTTTCTAAGTATGATTCCCAGCAAAACTCATCGCTAGAGAAGTGGTTTAAATTGGGGTTTGAGAGTGTAGCTTGTCTGCCAAAGCTTCTGTTTGTTAGAATTTTATATGTCTGCAAAGCTTCTACATCTTCTTTATTCTTGTAGTAAATACTTTTAACAAATCTAATATCATAAACAGTATCTGCAAACTCAAGAACTTTTTTCTCTATAAGTTTATCATAAGGTAGATTATTGTTTTCAATCCAAAACTTAGGATCAAATCCTTCAAGTTCTGGTATGCAATTTTTAAGAAACAGATTGTTTTGGTGAATAAAGCTATCATAAAACGGAACCACAAAAGATAGAGACTTGTCATCCCATAGTTTTTTTAAATCTTTATATCTAAGCTTGCCACCATTCTCAACAAAAGCAAGGGAATATATCTTGTTCAAAAGAACACAGCCCCGATCATCCAACGCGAATATAACCACCTTATGATCAGAATTGTCGTCAAGATTCTCATTGCTCATGGTAATTCTTAAACCATAAATCAAATCTATATTGTTCTTCTGACAAAGATGAAAAGCTTTCATGAAACTGGTCAGGTTATCTTCGACCAGTATGACTTCTTTTAGATTGTTTTCTTTAGATATGTCAACTATTTCTTCTAGGGTAAGAATGCTCTTACCTATCGAGTAGGTTGATTTGAAAATTGGCTTCATTATGTTTGTATGATACCACAGCAATAATAATAAGTCAAGAACAATGAGCGGGGCAACCTGGATAATATTTCATTTCGTGAGAGCCACCTTCTGGAACCATTGATTCATCAAAGTCTTCCTCAAAACAACTAGATACAAAATTACCATCTTTATCCTTTATCTCATGATAAAAGAAATCAAACTTCATACCACAGTGCCACATTGGAGTTCCGTCTTTCTTAAGTTGACCCTTCTCTTTGGCAAAACCACACAAAAGTTTGCAGCTAAAAGAACCGTCTTCTGGAAAACCTTTATAAGCTGCCATGTTTTTCGTGGCAGAGTCTTCGTTAAAGTTGTCTAGATATTCTTGTATCTCTGTGAGATGATGCTCAAAACCATGAAGATCATCCTCATCTAGTGGTGTCATTTTTATAACCCCAGTGTCTTTAACATCTGGAATTAAATCGAATTTTAAAAACAGAAACTCACTTTGTTTTGTATCGTATTCTGGAAACAAATGTTTTACAGCCAAACTATACATCAAATCTTGCATGTTGTCTTCAAGCTCTTTACCTTTGAATGTCGCTTTGCTCGTTTTAAAGTCCCTAATCAGCGCATACTTCTTATCTTCATAAAGAAACAGCTTATCAATGAATCCGCGAATCTTATACTTTACAGTTCCATCATTAACTACAATATGAAAATCCTTCTCAGAGTGTTCTTCTGTTGGTTTATCATGCGTATCACCAAAGAAGTCATACATCAAACCGTTTAGTGTCATCTCTTTCATTAATAAAACGTTTTCATTGTCGTCTACGCCTTCTCTTACAGCATGTTTCATCATTAAACGTTTAATCGGCTCAGAACTAAAAACATCAAGCGTTTTTTTAATTTGCTCAAAATGTTTTCGGTGCCTTGGATTACCCAAAACCTCAAAAATCAAGTGACAAATAGAACCTCTTCTGGCTCCATCATTACTTTTATCTGGAAGTTTTAGTTTATACTTGCACCAGTAAAGCCAAGAACAACTCTCAGCTGTCTTGATTCTACTAGCGGATAATGTTGTTTTTGGTTCACTCATTTAATTTTTTGGATTTTTTAATATGGCTCTTGGAGAATTTTTGATCATGCTTTGAAACAAAGTCTGATATAAACTGTCTTTGTTTTGTAACATCTGTTTCTGTTTTTGACCAAGAAACTAAATCTGATTCAGCTTCATGAGCCTCACCAAGATCATTAAAACCTTTTGGTGGCACTTTGATTGACAAGATATCAAGATCGAAGTAACTAGATAGTTTTAGATAATTTTTTATGGAAGCCATCAAACCCCTGTTTACTTCCGAATTAAAATCGTTGTTGCCAGCGATGATGATTCTATCAAGACTTTTGCCAGAAAGATATGCAATTATAGAGGCGCTAACTGACAAACCAAATATAACCAGCACGTTCTTAATCCCTTGGTTGTAAAGAGCCATAGCATCCCCTATACTCTCAACAAGATAAACCTCCTTCTTCTCGTCAATAATGGAATCAACAGTGTCTTCGTTTGGTATATAAGCTGGGTAAATCCAATTGTTTTTCTTGCCTATGTGCTTCCATTTGGCAGAATTTCCATCATCAACCCTTCTGCCAGAGAAACCAACGATTTGAGAGTGTTCGTTATAAATAGGGAAAACCATTCTCCTATACATGTTACCAGAACCAGCCAAGCCTAGCTTAAAAAACTTTTGGGTGTCCTCTGATATATTTTTGTTATTATAAAAATTGTAGTTTGGAAATAACTTATCCAAAATAGATTCATCGTAAACTTTGTCCATCTCAATTAATGTTTTGGGTTTATATTCTTTAAGGTTATCGGGCTCTGAATTTAAACTCTTAAGAATTTCTTTAAGTCTTTCTGGTTGCCCCTTAAGAGTAAGTTCTATTAGGTTTTTAAGTGGCTTGTGTCCGCTTTCAGTAACATAGTCGTTCCATACCCCGCTGTTTTTATAAATCTGAACAGCTGTTGAATTATCTCCATCTCTGTAAAGCGCACTAGTTCTCCAATGGTTCCCACAGTCAACCAGTTTATAACCAAGTTCTTCTAATATTCGTTTATACATATCAGACATTTTCGAAATCTGGAAGTGAGTCTACTTGTGACTCATCTATATCTCCCCCGCCTTCTAATGAGCGAGCTATATCACGAAGGTCACCTCTTTCAGTAATATTAAAATTCTTGAACTCAAGGTTGACAGAATTCTTTCTAAGCGAATCTCCTACTTGAACAGGCTCAAGCGCTCCAGCAACATCTTTGCCGAGGTGTCTTGATTTGATGTTTATTAATTTATGAGTACCAAACCTTCCTCCTTCAGACTCTATTTCGTCAGCAGTCTTATTCCGAAGAATAAACATGTGAGAACAAAATTGAATGATTCTATCAGATAGGGAAACAATACTCTCGTCATCGACAATGTTTTGTGCGTTGCGGTTATTGGTTATTCCATACCTGTTTGACTGAACAGAAGTAATCATCGGTATAATAGGTTCCCCATCGTGAAGTATTTCTTTTTGAACACATTTCTTGAATTTGTCCACCATTTCTCCAACAAGCTGCCACTCATTTTTGTTAGCAGATCCTTCGCTAGTAGTCTTAATATAATCAAAAGAAAATATCATCTTGTTACCCCTGCCAACTTTAGAGTAGTAAAATCTCTTGAGGGTGTTAACCATAGAATCAACATCCATACCGCCAACATTATAATAATAAAACTTTAGATTCTTAACTTTATCCCATGTCTCTCTTACTTTTCTGACCACATCTTCTCCAGCCTTTCTCCATTTGCCGCTTTCTAAAAGATGAGATGGTACTCCAGAGATTGCCGCACACTGTCTCATAATGAGTTCTTCTTTACTCATCTCTCCATTATCAAAATGTAAAACAGGGACATCGTATTGAGACGCTACTTGAGTTGCGTAGTGCATACAGAACTGAGTCTTTCCAACACCAGAACGAGCGACAACAACCGTAATGTTTCCTGGTCTTAAGAGGGACCCATACATCTCATTAACCTTTTTGTGTGGACCCATCATGCCAAACTCATCAATAGGATTGTTGCCCCTATCTTCAATAATGAACTCCATCTCGTCATAAATATTGACGGGTTCATCATCGCCAGTTTCATACAGGTTTATTCTTGAGTTATAAACATTGTCGGCTTTCTCAATGATCTCATGATAGGTAGTCTCTGGAGAAACAGATTTCATCTGCTTCGCCATCTCTTGAGCGGCTTTATAAATACCTCTCCTTACAGAAACTTTCTTTAACTCTTTAGCTGTCTTAATAAGGTTACCTTTAGGCACCTTCCTTAAAGCAAGAGACTTGATGTAATCAGAAGGGTTAAGCCTATCTTCAAAAGACAAACCTATACTAGCTATTCTTTGTCCGATTATAACCTCATCAATCTCTTCGCTATTCTCGATAGCTTGTTTAATGATCGTAAAGATAGTCTTGTGAAGATTTGATTCTTCAGAATAAAAATCATCGTGGTCTATGAAATTAGCAATATCACAGAAAAGCTCTGGCTCTTTAATTAAAGCAGCCAGTAATTGTTTTTCGAGTTCTAAGTTATAAATCATCTGTTTTTATTGTCAACCTCTTCCACCTCACCAATGATATAATCTGACACAGCTTTCTTCAAGCCTAACTCAACTATAGAGGAGTCGAATTTCGAGTATATAGTTGGAGAACCGTTTTCTGTGCAGACGGCGAGAATGATACCTTTGTATTTATCAGCACCACCACTAAACTCATAAATTTTTTCTATGAAGTTATCGGGTATGCAAAATTCTATGTTTTCTTCTTTCATAAAAATATATCTTGGTCACTAAACAAAGATGCGTTTATCTCATCTGTAGTATAAACCTCTACCAACTTTATATCATTGATTTCACAGAAGTCAAGTTTCTTCTGATCTCTTTTTAACTGGTCTAGGTATTTTAACCTGTTCTTGTGAAAGTGTTTTACATAGCGAACGTGTTGATCCCCTTGGACTTCGACAGCAACTCTTTTGTTTGCGTTGTAAAAATCTAAAGAAAGCTTTGTCCCGACTATTCTGAACTCTTCAAAAACAATATCGTTTTTCCAAAAAGGCTTTAAGAAATCTTTTACCCTGTTCTGGAATTTACTTCTGCTTTTGGCATCCCAATCAATCAAATATTTTTTAGCACTCTTTAGGTTTCTTGGTCTACCTAATGGGTCTAAAAATTTCATGCAAGTTCGCTGATTGCGTTTTTAAAATAACTGACCAAGAATGATGCTGTTTTGTCATTCTCTTCGATAGCTTTGAAAACGTTATTGTCTCCCTGCATTTTGTCTGGAAACTCTAGACCATTTTCAATGATGATTTCTTTAAATTCATCTGTAACTTGAATCCACGAACCCTTCTTGGTAATGAATTCCCAAGCATAAAGTAAGTCAACAATCTCTTTCTCTATCCAAATGGATGTGCCGTTTTTTCTGCCGTATCTTATTGGATAAGTAATTCGGGTATTAGTCTTCTCATTAGGAGACTTCTTAACCGTAACGTTTGCAAAATGACCAATGGGCGGATTCTTGTGCATATCCATTTTTTTGATTGATGGATTCTGCAAAATAATATCTTTACTGAAACGAGGTTCAAACTCAATAATCCAGTTAGCGAAATGCAACAAAGCATTTCCTCCAGTAGCACTCGTTTGTCTGATTGGGGCTTTTGTATAGGGATCGAGTTTAATGTCCGCCCTTACTTGAGATACAAAAATCGCCATGTGACCACGCTTCGCTAAAGCTATAGACATTTTCTTCATAAACGTAGCTGCAACCACAGCACCACCAGCTACTTTAGCTGAATCTTCAAAACCTTTATCTTGGTCGTTCTTAAGTATAAGTCCATCTACAGAATCTAATACAAAGCAATACTTAACTTTATCTTCATTGTTAGCAACTAACTGTCTCATGAGATCTACTACAACCTCATAAACGTTTGACTCAAACACAAAGCAGGTCCCTTCAACCCACTCGTCCGCTGAGAATACAAATTTAATGCCAGGCCTCTCTCTCATCTCTGGAGAAAGGCGACCTTCTGCTTTAAAGTAAACGCCTTTTGAATTTGGCACTGAGACTAAGAAGTTCTTCATAACCTCAAGAGCTTCAGAAGTTTTCCCCCCTTCGTTCATGCCGCAAAAGCGATGCAGCCCTGGACCGAATCCTCCACCGAGTTGTAAATCAAACTGCAACGAGCCGCTTGATACTTTATAATCAATTTCCTCTTCGAAATTGTAATGATCTTCCTTGTTTGTTTTTAGGAAGTTTTTTAGTAGGTTTGTTGAATCACTCATTTAAAAAGTCTTTTGTTGTTTTGGTTTGTTTCTTTAGGTTTCTGTCTTCTCCAACCTTTTCACCTATATTATACTCGTCATACTTGCTCTTGTCAAGTTTGTAATTAAAAGCTCTCCACTTTTTATCCATAGTATCTCTTAGTTTGGGACTAAGAAGATAGGTGAGTGAATCTAGTTTCTTCCAAAAAGTAACTACATTCATAAATTCGAGAGAGTATCGGTTACACAAATCGTTGAGCAACTTCATCTCTCTGGCGTAAAACATACGCTTGCTTGTTTTAGGTTCGTTAAGCAGCCGAAGAATGATTTTTCTTTTATTTATTTTAGGCTTCGCTGGGACTTTGCTTCTCTGCTTTTTCTTTTTGGTGGGTTCACCAAAGTTGAAACCACAATCACAAGCTAATGTTCTTACGCCCACAAAAATATTACACTCTGGGCATCGTTTTTTACCTCTAGGCATGAGGTTATATTAAAGCAGACTTATATCATTGTCAACCATCTTTTTTACCAAACCGTAAAAGTCTGTTTTTCTCACCCAGCCCATTTCTTCTTCCGCAAGACTTGGGTCACCAAGCAATAAATTAACCTCTGCTGGTCTGTAATATTTTGGATTTATTTTAACGAGCATTTGGTCGCGGTGAAAATATTTAGAGTGTGATCCCTCACCTTCCCAATAGCATTCATCTGGATTAAATCCAGCGAAGCCAAATGCAGACTCTACAAACTCACGAATGGTATATGTTTCTCCTGAAGCTAATACATATTCTTTTGGTTTTTCTTGATTAAGCATTAGCCAAATACCCGCAACAAAATCTTCAGCATCAGACCAATCTCTTTTAGCATCAAGGTTACCAATTTCCAGAGGTTTGACTTTTTTATCGTCTCTGATTTCCTTAACAATTCTAGCTACAGCTTTTGTGACTTTGCGAGTAAGGAATTCCTCACCTCTCCTTATGCCTTCATGATTAAACAACCAACCCTGAATGGCGTATAAATCATAACTTTCACGCCATACCTTTACCAAGTGCCTTGCAGCTGCCTTAGAAGCTCCATATGGGCTTCGTGGGCGTAGTGGATGAGTCTCGTCCTGTGGAACAGTTACAACGTCTCCAAACTCCTCTGAGGAGCCAGCATTGTAGTATCTGCACTCTGGGCAGTGCTTGCGAATCGCCTCAAGTTGATATAATACTGCCATGCAGTTTGTGTTCATGTGGTTTTCTGGCATGTCCCAGCTGACCCCGACAAAAGAATTCGCCGCAAAGTTAATCAAGTAATCTGGTTTTTCTTCAGAGATAACACGATTAACATTCGACTGATCAGTGATATCAAGATCGATGAGTTTAAAGCGGGGATTGTCTGCCAAGTGTTTGATGTTTTCGTGGTTTTTAACACTAAGCCTACGAACACCAGCAACGATTGTGTGTTCCGTATTGGCGAGTAGATAGTCAGCCATGTGACTGCCGTCTTGACCTGTTACTCCTGTGATGATTACTTTTTTCATTTGTTTTATTTATTATACCATATAATAAGATCTTTTATTTGTTTTTCTATATCATCAACAGTTAAATCGCTATAAACAGATCTGTCAATAGCGGTTTTTAATGGCTTTGGTAATATTTTTTTGTTTAGATGAAGCTGATTGTTAAGTATTTTTAAAAGATTGAATTTTGATAATTTTTCGGTGCCAACTGTTAATGTCTTTTTGGTTATTTCACCTTTGATTATTTTGAAAGCTATTTTTGACCATTCAAGCGTTGTTATCCCATTCCAAAAGTGATTAGTGTATCCTGGTAAAGATTTTTCTTTATTGTTAGCGAACCATTCCCATAAAGATTTTTTAGAACTTAACTCTGGACCGATGATTGAACATTTTATTATGTTCACTTTATCTTTGTTTTTTAAATATTCGAAAGCTTTAACTTTGCTTTCTGCATATAAATCTTTGGCTTTTATATCTTCGCAATCAGAGGATGGGTGTATAATTCTACCATTAAAATAATTTGATAAAAAAACTGGAAGTAAGAAATTGTTAATTATAAAGTTTGGGCCGCTTTCCCCTTTCTGCGGTATGCTACCTATACAGTTTATTAAAAAGTTTGCATTAGATTTTGAGACCTCTTCAATAAATTCCACAGAAGGGAATCTATGGTTGATGGTTTGTATGTTGAGGTTTTTTTCTTTTAAGAAATGGTGAACAACATGACCGAGCATACCATTATGACCCAAAACTAACACTTTAATATTGGTTTTATCCATGTCGATTCTATGTTATCGTTTTTATTTTTGATTTCATCAAAAAATGTATAAGCTAAGACGTATATGTAGCTAGGCTTATCATTAATAATATTGTATCTGCTTTTTATTTGTATGTGGTTTCTTGGGGTAAAAAGACCGTGTTTTAATGGGGAGTCATCTACTATATAAAGTAGATCATCTTTGTTTATATCAAAGATACTCATTATAGTGTTAGCTTGACCTGACGCGCCATATCCAATAATGGTTTTATTATTTCTTTTGCAATGACTTAAAAGATTTTTGTTTTCAATTCTTAATTTATTTATATCATTTGCAAATTTTTCATAAGTAGAAAAGTCATAAAGACCTGCGGTTTTCTCTTTTGAAGTGAAATCTTTAACGGATTTGCTTTCCTTTTTAGTTTTTGAGGCAAAAATTCTTATTGATCCACCATGAATACCTATCTCATCGATATCATTAACATATAAATTATATTTAGACAAAAGATATTTAAGAGATTTTAATGTATAGTAGTATAAATGTTCATGATAAATAAAGGAGAATTGCATTTGTTGAATAATAGTACCTAACCAATGAACCTCTAAAACAAAAACACCGTCTTCAGAAAGCATGTTAGATATACCTTTGGTGTAGTCTTGTATGTTTTCTATGTGAGCAAAATTATTACTACTAAAAATTACATCGAAACTACCATGTTTTTTTTTAAGTTCTTCGGATTTCCTATAAGAAAAAAAATCGTTTTCTAAGAATATGCCATCTGTTTTGTTTTCTCTTGAAACGTCGCTGGGATCTACACCAACAATCAAATCAGATTCTCCAGCAAAGTTCTTTAAAAAAGTAAAGTCGTTACAACCAAGATCTAGAACTTTATTGTGTTTATAGGTTGATTTTATTTTTTTAGCGCTAGACTTCAAGTGGTAACTTAAAGTTTTTATTGCTCCTGTCTTGTAAAAGTAGTTTTTAAATAAAAGTTCTGGGTTAATAGATTCGTTTACTTGTACGCAACAACTCTCTTCGCAAAACGAAAGAGTTAAAGGAAACGTTTTATCATTGTTAATATCTTCTTTTTTTAAAAACCCTCCAGCAAGAGGCATTTTTACCTCAAAAAAAACTTTAGATTCTTTATTCGATATTCTAGATTTATTATAATTAGTATATTCTTTACTCATAAGGGTTGTAGTAGTTATTGTCTTTTAGTATTTGTTTCAACTCACATTTAGAAATTACGCAATTCTTGCTTGAATAATCTCCTTTTTTAAAAAGATTGTTTTTCGAAACTTTTTTGTAATGCATCAGGTAGTAATCTCCGTCGGAAATGACTCTTGGAGATTCCTCTCTTGATATCATTATTTCATGTATTTTTTCTGAAATTCTAGGCTCCCCAATTTTGTATTTAAGTTTGAATTTTTCTGAAAAAATTTCAAATAAATCTTTAATAAGTATACTTCTTGCTTTTGGAATGACGTTGTAGCCAGTTTTTTTTAAGGAGAACTCAACCAAATTAACAGCATCATTAGGATGAATTATAAACCTTGTCATTTCTTCTGAATACAGAGTTAATTCGTAGTTGTTTATAATTGAGTCCCAAATTAAAGGGATGATGCTACCAGTTGAATTGATTACGTTGCCATATATAGCTGTTGAAAGTTTTACTTTAGACTCTTCAGCATTAACAATGAATGATTCTCCAGCTACAAATTTCATAGCTCCGTATAATGTTGTGGCAGCTCTTGACTTGTCGGTAGAAATAAAACACGCCGAAGATAAATTTTCTTCTGCGGCTATTCTGCTATTGATCCCACCTTTTATAATAATTTCATTTGCCTCTTGGTAGTTTGAGTCAACAGCTTCTATCTGTTTTAAACTAGCAGCAAAAATACCAACATCATTGTTTTTAGAAGATTTAACGAGTAGATCTAAATTTCTGATATCTCCAATTATGCACTTTATATTTGGAAAATTCTTTTGTAAATAGTAATGTTTTGCCTCATCTCTACTAAAAACTGTTATTTCATTATCTTTATAATACCTCGAGATAATGTTTCTACCAAGATATCCAGCTCCACCAGTTATAAATAATTTACAATTCTTCATTATATTTTTCTATTATTTTTTTACCAGAAAGCCTATTTGAAAAAGGCTCGCAATAATGATGGCAAACACCAAGAATGGATTCATCCCAAGGTTTCCAACCAAAATCCACACAATCTTTTGGTAATTTGTAATTATAAGATTCTTCTTCAATTTCTTTTAAAATAACATCGTTGTATTCCTTGTATTTTTTATTAAAATGAGCTTGGGATTTTTCACAAGAATCAAATATTTGAAGTGGAGAAGGTGGTATTTTAAAATCATAATTAGACTCCCTGCTTTCATATAAGGCTAAATTATTTAACTTTAGTCTATAAATAAAGTCAACGTCCTCCCAACCGCCATTTAAAAATCTCTCATCCATCCAGCCTATTTTTTTTATTAGAGATTTTGTAAAACCCATAAATCCCATCCCATACATAAAAGAACAAGCGAATCCAGACTCTAAATGGGATATAATTTTTTTTACTTCATTAACCGTTGGAACTGCTCTATCATTAATGGTTATTAATACTTCTGTTTCTGAAGTTTCTATTGTTGTGTTTATAAGTTTTGAATAGCTGTCATATGCCAATGGATGTCTATCTATTCTATTATTCCATTTAACAACAAATTCATCTTCTAATTTTATTAAATCTTTTTTTTGGGAAAAAACCCTATCTTTGTCATGACCGCACAACAGGGCTATTGTTATTTCTTTTATTTTCATTTTAAAAAAAAGATTTGGTTCTTAATTGTGATGAATCAAAATTCTTTATTTTTGATTTGTATAAGTCTTCGTTTAAATTAAGTATATCTAAATCTGACCATTTGTCAATAGTTAAAATTGGGAAACTATAAAATGATTCCATTGCTAGGTTTTTTTCTATAATGGGTACGACATCCAAATATATTGCCTCCCAAACTCTATGACAATCAACACTGTTGCCTGGGGGAGATATTACAAATTTATATTGGCTTAATATCTCCCAATACTCTTCTTGTGTTCTTTTTGTAAAATCAAAGTCTATAAATGTTTTGTTTTTTATTTGTTCATAAATTTTATATCTATACGGGTTGGTGTTAAAATCAAAATTACAGTATACCAATTTATCCTTTTTGTTTTTCTTTTTTTTTATCGAATATAAAAGATCTTTATTACCATGATCCCATCTATCATTCGCAATGCCAATAGGTATTGGTGTAAACTTATCATGTTTTAAATTAGCATTCATACCATACCATCTTATCAACCTTTTGTCGTTTAGTAGGTCTTTATGAGGTAAAGGATTCGGAGTGTCAGCGTTGTGTGTTATTAATTTAAAATCCTTTTTTATATAAGGAAGAATTTTTTGTTTAAATACATCAACCAAATCTCCTTTAACGAAAATAACTTCCGCCTCTTTTACCTTTTCTCTAGAAAAGGTTTTGTTTTGTTCGTCGAAACATAAATCGGCCATTTGTTTAAATTTATTACCGTCTATGAAATCTATTTTTTTTTTTTTTTTATTCATTAATATCTAAATAATTATCTAACAAATCCTGAGCTTCTTTTTTATTGAAGGGTCTTGGTAAATGAGCGTCTATTTTCTTTGTTTTAGATATATGCTTAGTTAAAAGCCATTGACATCTATCTATTCTACCTAATGCTAAACCATTTTCAATACCCCTTGGTATGTTATCCAACTGAAAACCAGAAAGCCTTTCTGTAACTATGTCTTGGTCTGTGAACCACCATTTATTAAAATCGTCAGATTTACATTGTGGAAATTTTTCTAAAAGTTCTTCGATGGATTTTTCTGGTATTAGTTTCTTCCATAAATAATCTGGGGCAGAAATATAACAAATAGGATAGTGGACGTTGTTTGTTAAATCTTTGCCATAACATGTGAATTTTTCTAAATTAGGCTTCCAATAATTGCTTAATGGCATCATGTCTACATCTGACGTCATGATAAAACCATCTATAAAATTATGAGCTAATAGTCTATAGACCTGAACTATTGTAGCTTCTTTAAAGCCTTTTGGTTTTTCAATTTTTATTATTTTATTTTTAGGGTCCGACTCTATATTTTGTTTGCCCAAATAGAAGGTCGCGGTATTCCAGCCTAGTTTATTCCAAGCTTTTTGAACATAGGGTAAATACTCTAAATAATTTATATTATCATTAGTGCTTAATACAACAGTTTTCATTTTATCTTATGAATTTTAAATGCTCTTCATTTCTACTGTCATCTTCTTCAAAAGATTCTCCGACAAATCTCCTATCAACCCTTGGACTTGGAAAAGGTCTAAAATGAAAAAATTCATCGTGTATAGTACAGTCATTTTTAAAATTATTCCATACAAAATCTCTTAAGAAAATCTGATCAAAGTAATATTGATTATCAAGAAGCCCATTTGTTTGTTTTTTGAAAAAATCAATAGACTCTTTCATGGAATATGGAAATTTAGATTTATTAAGACCAAACATGCCAGCTAGTATTGGAAAATTACCGTGATATGGGTGATCTTTCATAATGTGTAAAACAGTGTCTTGGTCTATCCACTCGTTAACAGCATCAACCTCTCTTTGACAAAAGCGCGAATCAGTATCTCTAAAAATTACCCTAGTGACATTATCTATATCCATAGCTAAAAATCTATTAACATTAAAAGAAAAATTAGAGTTTTCGTCACATTCTATTACTTTAGATCCTGCCTCAAGCAGTTTTTCTTTATATATATTTGGGACATCTTTAGCTATATAAAAAACACAACTCCATTCTGGATAAAAATCTTTCGAAGATTCTGCGTTTTTGACAGCACCAATGCAATACTTAGGGTTATTACCCCACAAGCTAAAAGATATTAATTTCATGACCCGTAAATCTCCTTAACTTTCATTACTTCCTCTATAGCTTTTTCATACGTAGTCCTGTTTCTTGAAATAGACCCAGGGTTTTCGTAATAAACACCTAGTTCTTCGTCTATCTTTTCTAGTTTGCCTCCACCTTTTAATATTCTAAACCACATATCGTAATCGGCAGCGCAAAAATAAGATTCATCAAAAAAACCATATTTATCATGAACATCCTTTCTCCAAACAGGCAAGCAATGTGGAGAATTGTGGCGAAGTTGGTTTTCTAAACTGCCTTCAAATGTAGCCCAATATCTATTTGTTTTGCAATTCTCGAAATCCTCGTTTTTTGTATTGCTTATTTTTAATACCCCATAACAAAGATCTACATCTTTGTTTTCTTCTAGAAAACTGACTTGAGTTTCTAGGGAGTTCCATTTTCGTCTATCATCAGTATTCCAATTTGTTATTATAGGCGCTTCAGATAGCTTTATGCCAATATTCCAAGCTTTGTATACAGAGCAATCTCCTATATAATGATATTTTATATTAGGGATGTCCAAAAACTGAGAAATGATTTTATAATCATCACTATCTTCCTCTTTGTTGGCATCCAGAATAAGGACTTCGCATTCAGGGAAAATACTCTGTTTTCTTAAATCCAAAAAGAAATCAAATAAAAACTCAGAGCAATTATAGACCGACGTTATTACAGATACGCGAGGAACGGGATGCATGTAGTATAATACATTATATACCGTTTTCTTCAACTATTTTACAATCTTTCAAGTGATCGTAATCTTCAAAATAATCTTGATCTAGGAAACCATCTTCATTCCATCCCCACTCACTTACTAACTCTTCCTCATCCCACTCAACAGCTTCAGAGGAAACAGATTTATTAACTGGCTTTTTGCTCCACATTTTACAAGACCAATATCGGGGTGTTGTTTTGTCTTTAGCTGTATCACACTTGTGTCTAGCTCTAAAGCTACGTCGGCGATCAGGATCGTCTCTTTTGATTTCCATGTTTGGGTCACCAAATTTTACAAGCACAACATTGCCTGTTTTTGGATTTTTGACATACACGCCAAACTTCTTTTTTCCGTCTTTAAGGCGGAACGGTTTATTTAGAGTTTTTTTTTCTGCTTCTGAATATAAAATATCTTCACAGTCAAAATCTTGATCCCACTTTTCAATACCAGCTTTAATTAAATCAAGAGAAGCAAGGTTCAAATCAATGTCAGAAAAGTTATCAAAACAATAAGTATCAAGAGAAGCGTCAGCCTGTTCATTATCAACCAAAATATCTTTGTCTGCAATAAGGTAAGGCTCTTCTACATCTTCGCCTCGATTCATTTTAAGGAAAAGGTTGACCCTAGCCATTGCCCATTGACTTCTGGTTTTGCCCATCCTGAAGGATAGATCGTAAGATTTAGAACCCCTGAAATAAACTTTCTTAAGTTGATCCTCAGATACTTTGTTTTCGTGGGTTTCGTTGTGTTTTTCTGTTTTTTGAGCAATAATCAAAGAGACAATTTCAGAAGCCTCAGAGGAATCCATGCAATGTTTGCGAAAATCCTGCTTCAGTTCTTTAATTTGCTTAGAAAAATCAACTTCCATTATGAAATTTAATACACTAGAATTTTAAAAAAATGAAATATTAACCTTCACAAGAAGAGCATTGATTAATAGATCTTGACAATTCTTGGGCTGGGTTTGCGCCCCTTTGGTAATATAAAGACTTGATTCCTTGCTCCCAAGCGAAGATCATAAGCTGATTCACCTCTCTTGGTGGTGTGCTTGGAGGAATTACTATGTTAAGGGATTGCCCTTGATCTATGTGCTTTTGGCGTTGGGCAGCTTGTATGACAACCTCTTTCTGAGAAATCTCGCCAAATGTCTTGAACACATCTTTCTCTTCTTGATCTAGAAAATCTAAATGTTGGACAGATCCGCCATGAACAAGAATAGACCTCCAAGTTTCTTCTGTGTTTTTTTTCTTTTTCTTAAGGAGTTTTCTAAGGTATGGGTTTTTGTATGTGAATTTACCCTTTGCCAAATCCTTTACAAAGTAATTTGACTTGAGGGGTTCGATACTAGGAGATACTTGTCCCAAAATAAATGAACTAGAAGTAGTCGGGGCAATGGCTAGAGTAGTTACATTCCTGCGCCCATAACCTTTGAGTAGTTCTGGCTCTCCAAAATCACCAGCTAGTTCTGCTGTTGCATTATCTGCTCTCTCTCTGATTGTTTGCCAAATAGATGCATTTGCCATTTTAGATTCCATAGATTCGAATGGAATCATTTTAGATTGCAGATAAGAGTGCCAGCCAAGTGCACCCATTCCTAAAGCTCTTTGCCTCATTGCAAAATTTCTTGGAGCTTCCATGTATTTTACTCCTTCTGTTTTGTCTATAAACTCAGACATCACAGCATCAAGAAAATAAACCATTGTCTCTATAGCGTCAGTCTCAACTAATTCGTCCCATTTCTCCAAATTTAAACTAGACAAACAACAGACAAAGCTTTCATCTGGCTCGGAAGAAAGCATTATTTCGCTACACAAATTTGATGCGTGGATTGTTTTGCCTTTGTCTTTATATACTTTTGGCGCTTGCTTGTTTGCGTTGTCAGAAAAGAATATATAAGGATAACCACTCTCAAATTTCTTTTTAAGAACAAGACCCCAGATTCTTCTGTTCTCTTTGTCTCCTTCAATCATGGCATCCATGAAATTGTCTGGAACACACACTCCAATACTCATTTTCTGAATCTCATGACCATCGCCTCGGATTTTTAGAAACTCCTCAATGTCATCGTGATCAATAGGAAGATAAGCAGCAAAGCTCCCACGCCTTACATTACCTTGGGAAACAACCTCCATGAGTTTTTCATAGAGTTCCATAAAATGAACGGAACCTGTGCTTGTCCCCTCTTGCTGACCAATTGATGCTCCTCGACCGCGCAAAGAACCAAAGTAACCAGAAGTCCCTCCACCATGTTTTGTCATCATTGAAACTTCAGCTAGTTTATCTCCAGTGATAGACTCAAGTGTATCTTCGATATAAGAACCAAAACAAGAAATAGGCAATCCTCTCTCGCGCCCGAAGTTGCTCCATACTGGAGAGCTTAATGAATAAAACCCTCTATGCATGTAGTCAATAAACTTATCAGCAAAGCCTACATACTTCAGTGTTTTTTCAGCGGTTTTGGCTATATCCTCAATTCTAGATTCCGCCGTTTCACCTTCGGTCAGGTATCCTCTACTTAGAAATTGCCTAGAATTTCTATTCAGCCAGTATATTTTTTTGTCCATTTTATCTATTAAAAGAGTTCGTCTTCAGAGAACGACTTGTCCTTTTTAGAATACTCGACAGGTCTTCCGTGGAAGAAGTCTGTCATGTTGTCTCCTAGAAGTTCCTCATCAAACCATATTGTAGACGATAACTTACTTTTGTCAACATCAAAAACAGAATTAAATCCAATCATATCAAGAGATTCATTAATACGATTCTTAACAAACTCTTTCAAAATCTCAGCAGATAGACCTTCTTCATCAATACCATTAACCATCCAATCAATAATCTTAGCTTCAGCTACATAAGCTTGCTCCGCTTCATGAGCGATACGATCCATTAATTCTTGATCAAAGAGATCTGGATATTCTGCACGAATGGTATTGATAATCCTAGCCCCGACTTTAGCGTGAATGTCTTCTTCATTGCGGGTATACTTCACCTGCTGATCAGTATCTTTAAGTACGTTCTTGAATCGTGCAAACCAGTTGATAATATAGAACTGACTAAACAAAGAAACATTCTCAACAAACAGGGTAAACAAGATGAGAGCATAAAGATACTGCTTCTTGCTATCCTTATAAAAGCGATGAGTATACTTCTTAAGATACTTAACACGACCTTGAATCCATTCAAGCTTGAGGTTTTCTTCAAAAATTTCCTCCATTTCAAGCACAGAAAGAAGCCTCTCGTAGGCATTATTGTGAATAACTTCTGTGTTCGCCATTACATAACCAAGATCCTGAAGAGATGGGTGTGGCAGATTTTCCCCAAGTTTAGCCCAGAATGTTTTAACGGCTACTTCGATTTGCCCAATCGCGCTCAATGTGCGAACAATAATCTCCCTTTCTTGATCAGTAAGTGAGGTTTTGAAATTGTGTATATCTGACTTGAAATCAAATTCTTTATCTGTCCAGAATCCGTTATGCATCGATTGTATGAACATTTCGGTCCAAGGGTAAAGATTAGGTTTTCTAGATGTTTGCTCGTCAAATATACTCATTTTATTTTAATTTAGGTTGTGGTTTTAAGAATTCGAGTTTGGCTTTTTGCCCCAAATATCACTCGCTGTTCTAATTTACACTCTACCAAAAATTCGGTCACAGTCAACTGAAAAATATAGTGATTTTTTTTTGTTGAAATTTTTTTTGAACTTTTTTGGAAAAATTGTGGAACGATTTATATAATAGAGACGGGGGGTAGATGATTTTCGAAAACGTTTAACTTATCGATTCTTACTAAAAGCTTACGCTTCAGTTAACTTCGCAATTTAAAAAAACTACTTTCCGTTAAGTTTATCTTATCGATAACGTCTACTTTATCGTATAGTTATACTTATCGGTAACCGTTTATTTAAATTACTCAGTGCAAAATTTTTTTAAACACTACGTTTTTTAAAACAAATTTCTTCTTTTGTCTCATTAATATCTTGACTGTTAGTTAAAGAAATGTTATTGTTAAATGACAATGAACTTAGACTATAAAATCATAGGTATTGCTGGCAATGCTAGGTCAGGCAAAGATACCCTTGGTGAAAACTTTGTAAAGATACTTGCTGATCAAGGTATAAAAGCAAAGAGATATTCTTTTGCTCATGAGTTAAAGAAGTCGGTTGACGATTTTCTTATTCGTGAAATAGGGATTTCTGCTTTCACTGAGGACGAAGAGGAAAAAAAGATTATCCGTCCATTCCTCGTTTTCTGGGGAACAGACATGATGAGGAAGATAAACAATAACATTTGGGTTGAAAAAATAGAGTCTTCTTTGTATGATAACCATGTAAACATAATTACTGATTTAAGGTTCGATAACGAACTTCAGTGGATTAAGGATAATAAGGGCTTATCAGTCTTGATTAAAAGGGACGGAGTAGATCCAGCGAATGAATACGAAAAGGTTAATAACGAGAAAATGGAGAAACTTGTTGATTCAAATTTCCACATGGGAAATTTTGATGATGATAAATTAGTCGAGTTGATAGCAAACGAAGTTCTCAATTCTATTGTTAACGAAGAAATTTACGAATTATGGAAAGCGACCTGTCCCTTATAAACAAGATAAAGAACGATAACGATGGAGATTGTCTAGAAGAATTGATTAATAGACACTCTGGCATATACGTTTACATAGTTGATAAGTATACAAAAAACAAAAATTCTTGTTTAAATAGAGACTTTATTCTAGATGACAAAGATTATATGATATACCAATCAGCTCTAAGTTACAAACCAGAAAAGAATAGCAAGTTCTCTACGTTCTTGGCTAACCAAACAAAATGGAAGTGTCTTAACGCGATTAATAGTGTGAGAAATAAACCCACTACCAGCATAGACAGGGTTTACGGAAAAGTTTCTGATGAAGATGATTCACACGAAATCCTTTGTAAAATGGAGGCTTTCGACTGTTTTAATAAAATGCTTGAAGAAGAAAATGACCCAAGGGTTAAAAAAATTATTGACATCCGTTACAATACGACTAATACTAAGTTAGTCCCCTGGAGAATCGTCTCTCAGGAACTGGACTTGAGCATACAAGGATGTATAAACATTCACAATAGGTTCATCAAAAAAGTAAAACAACAATTCGATAACAATTATGTACAATAGTATAACAGCAGCAGGATATCTGGTATCAGATCCAGAAACAAGGGAAGTAAACTCTAAAAAAGTTTGCAAACTACGGATGTGTATCTCTGGCAACAGAGCTAAAGAAGGCGAAAAAGTCTTCATCGACGTAGAAATGTGGGGTCGTCAAGCAGAAATTGCAGACGAATACCTCAAGAAGGGTCGTAGCCTTATTGTTAATGGCGAGCTTCGCCGAAACACATGGGAGCATGAAGGTCAGAAGCGCCAGAAGGACTTCATTTCAGCATCAAGCTTCCAGTTCCTCAATACTGGAGACTCAAATTCTGAAGGAAGTAAAGAAAAAGTCGCGGCCAAATCCTCATCAACCGACGAAGAAATCCCATTTTAATGAAGATTCTTGTTGATGCACCATTAAATTCATTAAGCCTCGGTAATGTTTCTTATAACATTATTCGAGAGCTTATTGATAAAGGTCACGATGTCGGGATATTCCCCGTGTCTGGTAAAGTTGATTTGGGCGCTTATGATATTCCTGATTATCTAGCCGCCAAAATTAATGCAGGTATAGAGAATAGATTTGACTATCTATCAGAAGACATTCCCTCTTTGAGGGTTTGGCATCTCAACGGCTCTGAAAATAGGAAGAATTCGCGGCAATACCTTTACACCTTTTATGAGTGTAATCAACCTACGGACATAGAAAGAAAACTATGCAACGCCCAAACAAAAACCATCTTTAGTTCTTCTTGTTCTGCGGATATGTTTGGTGCTGAATTCGCACCTCTTGGCTTTGATAAGGATTTTTTCCAAACAAAAAAACAATACCTTCAAGGTGTTACGCATTTTGGTTTAATGGGCAAGTTTGAAAAAAGAAAACACACTGGTGAGATTATCAGGGCTTGGGCGAAGAAGTATGGCAATGACAATAAATATCAGCTTACTTGCTGTATTACAAACCCATTCTTCAACGACGAAGAAATGAATCATTTAATCAATTCTTGCTTAGAGGGTGAAAGATATACAAACATAAACTTTCTACCTTACTTAAAAAAGAATGCAGAGGTTAATGATCTGCTTAATGCAATTGATATTGACCTTACTGGTCTTTCTGGCGGAGAGGGTTGGAATCTACCTTCCTTCAACGCTACCTGTTTAGGTAAATGGAGCGTTGTTTTGAATGCCACATCTCATAAAGATTGGGCAACAAAAGATAATTCCATTCTCATCGAACCAACCAGTGAGATAGAAAGTGAAGATGGTAAATTCTTTATGAAAGGTAGCCCTTTCAACCAAGGAACATTCTATTCAGTAACTGAAGATGAAATGATCGGGGCAATGGAAGAAGCCGAAAAGAAGGTGGGACAAACTAACACAGAGGGTCAAAAGTTGGCAGACAAATTTACCTACTCCAATACTGTGGATCAGATTTTGTCCCATATTTCCTAGGTTTCTTGATTGGCACAGTATATGCAATAGTAAGATATTATGACAACATTATTTGAAGAACTATTCAAACCAGAAAGTAGGGCTTATCCTAAAGAAATGACTTGGATTAAAAGCAGTGATGACGTTTATACAGCAGAGCTAGAATTAGCTGGCTTTGCTAAGAAAGATGTAAAACTTACAGCAACCAATGAACTTCTGACGGTTCAAGCAGAAAAAGGAGAGAAAAAGAAAAACTACTCTATCTCTCTAAATGATCTAGTATCCCCAGAAAACATTTCATCTAAAATGTCTAACGGGCTACTAACAATCACAATGCCTAAAAAACAAGTTAAGGAATCGTTTGCTATTAAGATTGATTAATTTATTCTATAAACATTATTAATTGCGAGCGGGTGCAGTTGAAAAACTGCGCCCGTTTGTGTATTATACAGTATGCCTATTTATATCTATAAACACCCAGAACAGGAAGAGTATACAGAAGTGTTCCAAACAATGATGGAGGATCACGTATATTTTGATTCTGAGGGGCTTGAATGGAAAAGAGTATTCACTACCCCAAACATGTCTATCGACTCTCAGATCGATCCATATAGCTCAAAAGAGTTTGTGGAAAAGACAGGTGGCAAAAAAGGCACAATGGGAGACATGATGGACTATAGTAAAGAGATGAGCCACATCAGGGCAGAGAAAAACGGCGGCATTGATCCTGTCAAAGAAAAGTATTATAAAGACTACTCAGCAAAGAGAAACGGGGCTAAACATATAGACCAGATGAAATCAGATATGAATAACAACAAACATGTCAACATCGAATTAGATTAAAGCTAAACTTAGCTTAAATAATTATTTTCATCCTCCGCCCAATTTCAATTTCTCTCTAAATTTACAATACCAATTATCAATCGCGTCTTGAAATGTAAGACCAATAGCCTTGTACTCTTTACCATCTTCTGATTTATAGTAAGCTAAAAAAGAACCAGAGCTTTGGATTCTTTTTATTTTTGGTTTAGGCTTCATTTATATTCAAAGGTTTTTATGTGACCATTAGTGGTGTGTTGTGGTCCTCCAACAACCAACTCATTTCCATCTGGAGAAAGAGAAATAGCTTTTCCAAACTCATCTCCAGGATCATCCCCGTCTTGAGTTGATCCTATTTTAATCCAATTTCCGACACTTAATTCTTGATAAACATAAAATTTGCCATTAGTGCTTGCTGGCGCACCTACAGCAACTCTAGAACCATCTGCGGAAAGAGAAACAGATGTTCCAAATTCGTCACCTGCAACCTCACCATCTAACTCAACTGATAGATTCCATTGATTAGGTGTTGGGGTGTTCCAATCATAAATTCGAATATGACCTTTACTGCTTCCGTGTTTTGGCGCACCTACAGCTATTCTGGTTCCGTCATCAGACATTGAAACAGATGTTCCAAATTCATCACCATTAGCGACTCCACTAATATCTGACCCAAGTTGATTCCATTCGTTAGCCGTTGGGTTATCCCATTCATAAACTTGCACATAACCTTTACTGCTGGTATTTAATGGCGCACCTACGACCAAGAAATCTCCCTCGTCATTGGTGGCGACTGATCTACCAAACTCGTCATTATTAGCTTTACCAGTAATGCTGTTTCCTTTTTGCGACCAAGTTTCAGTACCAAGGCTGTAATTATAAACGCTGACAAAACCTTCTATATTGACAGTTGGACTCCTACCAGGAGCGCCTCCAACTACATTCAAACCATCTCTTGAAATTGCAACTGAAGTTCCCATGTAACCACTTACCACATTATTACCATAGAATATTTGTTCTGAAGTCCAACCTGGATCATCAAACTTCAATATTTCCACAGAACCTTGACCTGTAGTACCATTATCAAAATCTCTTTTACCAATCGCAAGTTTAGTTTCTGCAGCAGGAACTGCAGCTAAAGCAACAGAATATCCTAACTCATCGTCATCATTTACACCAGTGAAACCACCCACCTCGACCCAATTAGGATCATTATATCTGTAAACTTTAGCAATACCACGATTTGTTCCACCATCATTATAAAGAGGCGCTCCAACTGCTAAATATTTATCAATATTATCATCAGAATAAGAAACAGAATGTCCGAAATCTTCACTAGCGGTTCCATCTATATCACTACCAAATGGCAACCATTCTTTGAAAGACGGACCTTCTCCACTATATGTTGTGCCAAAATTAGTACCATCATTACTATTGGTTGAGCGGTCAAAAATAGTGCTTCCGCCACCAGCTGTGTCATCAGCATTACCGATCCAATTCGCTACTAAATTATCTGTTGGCGCATTTCCTGTGTACAGACCAGATATTTCCGAGTCAGTTAAAACTTGAGTATCATAGATTCTTACGTCTGTCATTAGACCTTTGTAAGGTTGACTGGAAGCATCAGAAAAATGCTGTCTTTTCCCTATCTCTAGAGTTCCGTTACCTACATGAATAGGTCCATTAAACTCTCCAGATGTTCCAATTAATTGTCCGCTAAGGTAAAATCTAGTATTTTCACCATCATAAGTAAACCCAATATGTTGCCATTCCCACGCCGCCAAATCATAAACTCCCTCCGCTGAAATTATTTGGTCATTAGAACCGTCTGATGTAAACCTCACACTAGGTACAGCAGCCCCGCCTCCGTCAACATATAATATCTCAAACTGATAACTTAAATCATTCTTCGTATTAAAATTATCTGATTTAGAAAGTAAGGTGGATTGAGAAACACCCGCAGCTGGTCCGCCTGGCTTAATCCAAGCAAATACCGAAAGATCTCCTGTTATATCCAAAGAATCATCATCTGGAACACTTATATAATCATAATTAGCAGCATCAAAGTATCTAGAAGCATTCAAGAATGACGATTGCTTCACTGTCCAAAGGAAGTCTGTCGTTCCCGTAAGTGGTGGAACACCATTATCTGCAGCATAAACATCTACGGTATAAGGACTATTAATTGATTGATCAGAATCAATTACTCCAGTAATTCTTCCAGTTGACTCCATAATAAGACCAGATGGTAAACCCGAAGCAGTAAATGTTAACGTGTCTCCGTCTGGATCTGTTGTGTATTGAGTTATATCAAGAGGATCAATAGCAAAACCTTCTGTATCGGTTTGGTCAGGAATATTAATTGTTGGTATTCTATTCCCTATTGGATGATCACCACTGAATATAATACCTTGATCAATATCATCAATGCCCCCGATTTGCACTCCAAATGTCAAATCGACAGACTTGTTTGACCCAATGCTTGAAGACCAGCTTTCTGAATCTAATGTAGCGCCTTTTAGAGTCCAAGCCATCACTGGGTCACCCTCACAGGATTTTAAAGTTACCGCAACTTCCTTGTCAGAGTCCCCACCGCAACCAGCAATCATGTTAGCCAAGTTGCCAGCTTCCACTGTGTTTAACACAGCATTTACACTCATGGTTGCGTTTACTGGGAAATCAACAACCCTTGCGTATGGGAACTTCGATCCAAGTTTTGATATAGGAGATCTGGAAAGAGGTATAGAAATTGATGCGCTTTGAACATGAAATCCGCCAGCGCCACTAACGGTTGATAAAGTCCCAGACGCATCTTGACTTCCATCAAACCCAGGAAAAGTTAAAATAACATCTCCAGGTCTTAATGCCGTTGGTCCGTCTTGCCCTGTGTTCTGTGGGGTGTTTAGTGTTGCGGTTCCATTAATAACAGTTCCGTTAGATGGGTTAATAGCTGGAAGACTACCAGTTACACTCAAAGAGTCTATAATACCATTTTGAGAATTAATATTAGCAGCCTCAAAACTAACTGAGGCTGTAGGTAAAGAACCAACGGATAAATCTACTGTATAGTCACTTAAGTAAGCATTACCAATACCTATGAGACTATAGCTTTCTCCGTTATTAAATGTTGTGGCATCTTGTCCCTCACTAGAAGTTATAATATAAAAGTTTTTGCCGCTTGATGATTCCAAGAAACCACTTACGAACTGAGCATTTCCTTGAGTATTAAATCCTAAAAAATACTCATTTCTACCATTTGTTAAATAATAAGAAAAATCGAAATTAACCGTAGGAGGCTCAAGTACTAAAGAATCAATACGCGCCAAGTTACCAAACTGGTTTACATCAGTTCTATTAATGGTAAAGCCATAATTAGCGCCTTGAACCCTAATCAGCTCTTCGTGATCAACCTTGCTTAAAGAACTAACATCTTCACTGACAAATAAAGATTCTGATTGATATATAACCCTATTTCTTGACGCCATAATAAAAGTTCCTTACTCTGATATTACACTAAAAAACAATAAATAACTCAAACAAACTCAAAGACACGAACGTGCCCTTGCGCAGAATTATGTTGAGGCGCTCCTGCTGCCAAAGTAAGACCATCAGCAGAAAGAGAAACTGACCATCCAAATTTATCACCTGCTGCCGCCCCATCTATATCAGACCCGTTTTGATCCCAGGTTCCTCCTCCTGCATTCCATTCATAAACCTGAACATGACCAGCACTACTATTATGCTCTGGCGCTCCAACGGCGACCTTATTACCATTTGAAGAAATTGAAACAGCTGTTCCAAATTCATCACCAGTTCCAGCGCCCTGAATGATAGACCCTCGCTGTGACCAGCTGGTAGTCCAATCGTAAACCCTTACAGCTCCTCTGCTAAAATCACGAATTGGAGTTCCAACCGCCAAAGTATTTCCATCAGCAGAAAGAGAAACTGACCATCCAAACTTATCTCCCCCAGACTGTCCATCTATATCAGAACCACGCTGATCCCAAGTTCCACCTCCTGCATTCCAATCGTAAACACGAACATGACCAGTGCTACTATTATTGACTGGCGCTCCTACCGCCAAAACACTACCATCAGAAGATAAAGATACAGACCAACCAAATTCATCATTAGATGCCTCACCAACAATAGGCGATCCCTTTGCAATCCAATCACTACCGCCCCACTCGTAAACCTGAACCTCTCCAGCCAATGTGTTTGATCTAGCCTCTCTTGGGTTTCTACATGGCGCTCCAACAGCAATCACATTTCCATCAGAAGAAATAGATACAGAAGAAGCAATATAAATTTTTGCAGTGCCTCCGAATTTTTCATTTCCTATATCTGACCAAGTAGAACTTCCGCCCCCTGCATAATTAAGATCAGAAACGCGAAAAGAACCCTCGTCAAAACTACCGCCATTATCCCTATCTGGAACACCAATAGCAACCCTAGGATTCTGACCATTAACGGTAGCTAAAGACACTGAATAGCCGACTTGATCATTATTGTTTGGTGAAGTGTCAGCATCATTCAATAATTCCCAATCGCCCAAAACAGCATCATTATACTTCCAACCTTCTGCCCTGCCCTTATAAGAACTATATCTATGTGCTCCAGCAACAAGATATTTATCAGTATTATCTTCCGAATAAGAAACAGAAATTCCAAATTCCTCAGTAGCATTAACCCCATCTATATCTCCACCTAATTGTTGCCAATCGGAAGATCCTGGTGTTTGACTTGTATCATTGATTGTTACACCACTAGACGATGCAACCGTTGTTCCATTTATCGAGCCTGTTTTAACCACAAAAAAGAATTGTTCTGCACCCTCTGTTGTAGAATCCGCATCTGGCGTAATAGAAAAGCTTCCAGTATTACTGGACAATGAAAAAGACCCATTACTTGTTGAAAAATCGCCAGCATTAGATGTCACAACCCAATAAAGAGTTTGATCATCAACGTTTGCTGTGTTAAGTGTTACATTAAGAGCTGAACCTTCGTCAACATTATTATCATGGACTAAGCTGTAAGTTGGAGTCTTATCAACAATAGTGATTGGGGTATCGGTTGTTTCTACTATAGTTCCCGCTATTGATCCAGTTCTTATCTGAATATCAAAAGTATCAGAATCCACAGCCGCATCCAAAGTAGGAGTAACACTAAAACTTCCAGTATTGCTTGTGATTACAAAACTACCACTACTTGTGGAAAATTCAGAAGCGTTTGTGACAGTCCAATACAAAGTTGTTGAGTCCGCTACATTTGTAGTATTAACTGTGACGTTCAAGGCAACTCCTTCGTCTACGGAACTGGAAGCTGGTACAACTGTATAAGTTGGAGGATTAGCAATATCATTTATAGTAATAGCGTCCGACGTAGCCACTATAGTTCCTCCTACCGAACCAGTTCTTATAACAAAAGTAAAAGTTTCTCCTGGATCGCTAATTCCATCGGCTGTTATGGGTATTGAAAATGTACCTTGATCGTTTGTTAAGGAAAAACTTCCGCTAGACACATCAATGTCATTGGTCTCCGTCGAAGACCAGTAAAGAGTTTGATCCGCTACGTTTGTTGTGTCTACCGTCACAGACAAAGAAGAACCTTCGTCTACAGAAGAATTAGCTGTTATAGTATAAGTTGGGGTTTTGTCATTTATGGTAATGGTTTTACTTTCAACTATTGGTCCGCTCGTTGAGCCAGTTCTTATCTGTATGTCAAACGCTTCAGCTGGATCAATATCTTGATCTAACAAAGGGGTAATATTAAATGTCCCAACATTATTATTTATAGTAAAACTACCACTGCTAACGCTAAATTCACTTGGTTTTGACAACGTCCAATATAAAGTAGTTCCACTCAATACGCTTGTAGTATTAACTGTGACCACAGAAGATATCCCTTCTTCGACTGAATTTACTGGAGTTGTTATTGTATAACCTGGACTCACCTCTTCTCCAACAACAGAATCTTTATGATCAGCCCATAGAGCAACCTCCATACCGTTGGTCGGTGGATAAAAAGCCCCAACGCCACCATATTCTAATATATACTGGCTAGTAACATAAAGTTTACCAACAGGACCATCGTAAAATGGGCTTTGTTCATTAGAGCTATTAAACATATTCTCCTCTGGTATGTTTACATAAATATCTTGTATACTATTAGAATTTTGAAATGCGTTTCTTCCAATACTAATAAAATTATCTGGTATTTTTAAATCCCCTTGAATTCCACAATTAGAAAAAGAAAAATCACCAATAGTTAAATTTGGACTTCTTGCAAAATCAACACTTACAACAGTTCCAGAATTTAAAAGCCACGAGTCGCCAATATTCCCCTGATCATAAGAAACAAGATTTCCATCTGCATCATAAGCAGTATTATAATTATAATCTCTCCTGTTGGCTCTGCACTTCATTTTTTTTTAAATTATTTATTGTTCATGTAAAATGAGAATGTGGCGTTATACCTCATGTCATCGTTAACGTTTACACTATAATCAAAAGTCTCTAATTTTACTTCTTCAAAGACAAACTCAGAATAAACCTTACCATCACAGCTTTTCACTGTTATATTAAAATCATAATTAGATTCGTTGTTTAACAATCCAGAAACAAAACCCTCCTGATAATTATTAACCAAAGAAGAAATACTTAAGCTACCTCTTGTTGGATATTGCATTTTCCTTTCTCTCACATAATCAGACCCCAAACCATGTAGGTCAACTCTTTCTATACCAACATCAATAGAAAACGAATCAATAATATCATTACCAGCGTCTATGCTTTGACCACCAATCTGAAGGTTTTCCAAAGCAAGAACCAAATCTCCAGGACTCGATGTAATAACATCTGTTAAATCAAGATTGTTACCCAAACCATAAAAATCAACCTTCTCTGTCAGAGTTTCACTCACATCCAAATTTCCAACACCCACATTATCCCCAACTGGAAGATTTATTGCGGGGGATAGAACATCTGCATCATATATTTCTGCTTGCATGTTTGAGCACTTAAAAGATGTAGACACCACAGGTAAAGAGTCCACCGAAAAAGAAACATTATAGTTTGTTAAATAAGCATTGCCGAAAGAAATGATTTCGCCATTGTTTGGATTGTTTATATCAGTCGATGTTAAATACTTTATAGCATCCTTGCCTTGTGTTGGGTGATTATAAATATAAAAATTGTAAGATTGATTTTCTATACCCGAAACAAAATCCCCCTCGGAAGAAGGAGGCGAGACATCTGGTTCAAACTTTGGGGAAACATTCAAGCCGAGGGAATCCTCATTCGCCATTGATGGAGAAAACAAATAACTTATCTGTAAATCTATATCTGGGTGTCTGATTAAATCATCAACAGCATAATAGCTAGAGCTAACTTGTTTTTGAACCTGTCTTGTTTGGGGCAATGAAAAAGAAATATTTTGGACGCCAGCGAATAAAGTTCCAGTTTCATTACTGGTCTTAAACGCTGGAGAGTCTCCAATTAATACCGCTGAATTGGCGCTATTTAATACTATTCTTGCCATCTTAAGTGTTGTCTGGAATTATGCCTAATGGATCTTCTTCAAAAGTTACAGATAGATTGTGGTTATCAATATAAACCCAAGTATGCGTCCATTGCTGACATGTAAATACCTTTGGTCTATTATAAACAGAAGGAATCTGATGTCTAAATCTTCTATACCCAGCTTTATTCTCCAAAAAGTGCAGCATTGATTTTAATTGCTTTGTGGTTATATTGCTAAACGTATAAGAGATTGGGAAAGTAGCTGTGTTTTCTTTTGTTTTTATCATGCTAACTAGTCCACCTTCGTATCTATCTACACCAAACTTAACTGATGTACTTGTGCCCATATCTGGTTCCCAATAAAAAGCTTGAGACCAAGCCGAATTATCTCCTGTTGGTGAGTTCTCTGCTGTAGAACTATGGTTTTGTGTGCAATAAAAAAAGTTATTTAATTTAAGATCATTAACTCCAGTATAAACTATATCATCTCTTTCATAAGATTGAGAGCTTTGCCAGTTTGTAAAATCTGGATTCAAGTAACTCATACCACTCCAGTTAAAAAGAGAAGGAGCTTCGAGAACCTCTAGGGATAATGAAAACTCGTAGTTTTGGTTATTCTTGTGCGTTATAGAGTAATCGGTGCAATAACCAGAAAGGGGGTTATAAACAGAAGGATCACTATTAACTGCTACAAGCTTTACGCCCTCAGAACTTTCATAATAGTTGGCTAATCTCAATGCCCCGTTTTCATCCACCCCGTACATCATATTAAACTTAGCAGTTAAATTATTTATGCCCACTGGAGACATTTGAAAATAATTATCATGCTGATCAAACCTCTTAACCTTAGAAGAGAAAGAAACAGAAGATCCATAATCTGGGGTATAGTCAAACTCACTAATGAGGTTAACCCCACTAATGTTCCTAGTCCTGTCGTAAAATAAATCTTCGCTCATTATATTTTATTTGGGTAAGTTGTCCAAGGAAGTATATCCGATTCTCCAACCTTGGCTGTATTTATTTTTGTTGAGCCATTTTCACCAGTCCACTGGTCATAATAATCTGGATGAACATAAAAATCGCCAGTCATATAAATAAACGAACTATCATCAGCATTATTTTTCCAATTGATATGACCACCAACTTCGTTTGTTCCTTTAGAAAGCGGGGAACGACAATAAAAATTTCTCATTCGTACGTTATTTGATGCGCTTGTGTCTTTCCTCTGAAAAGCTCTTCCGTTCATGTAACAGCCATCTCTTTCTAAAAGAATATCTCCAGTAATTCTACAAAACTGAAAACAACGTGAGTTCAATGAATTTACATTTGGCCCAAAATTAACCTCCTTTAAGTCTCTTGCTCTATAAAATGCTCTGTAACCAACGCTTCTAGCATTGTAATTTAGTTTTGTCATCCACCTATTATTAATAGAGGAGTCATCGTTTTCAGAGGTATCACTAAAATTATGAGAAAAAGCATAACCATCAGTCGAATCTATACTACTACCAATCGTAACTTCACAAGGTCCGTAAGGAGTGTTTGTCGCGCCCATATGTCTACTATCAAAAGCTCTTTTTTCTATTATCTTTGAGCTATCACCAACAGCTGCAACCTCATCATTATTACCAAGAACTACTTTTTCTAAATTATAAGCAGTTTTAATAAAAGCCCTATAGCCAACATGACTAACGCCGCTTCCTATAAATTCCTTTATTGTAGTATTTCTCTTAAAGCAATAATTCCCTATACTCCTAGCATTACAAACAATCCCTGTTATAAGTCTAAAATTAGATCCAGCAGTTAAGTCACTACTATGTCTACTAAAAGCATATCTCTTTAAAGAATCTATACTACTACCAATTTTAACACTACACCGATTAGGTAAATCGTCTATGGCGACATCAGCTTGTGGTCTTATAGCTTCTGTTTCTATATATGAATTAACGCCCCGATAATTATCGTTTCCTATTATTATTTCTTCTGGAAAACATCCCTCGAAAATATTGTTATCAGGCTTTTTATTGTTATCGGTATATGGAATATTCCCTATCGATATAGGATCTGGAATATTTATATATTTCAAGCCAGTACACAATCTAAATGCATCTTTATGCACATATTTAACAGAATCTCTAAATGTAATATTAGTTAATTCTTGATTATACTCAAAAGCCCTTTCGTCTATTGTTTGACAGCCTATATCCAAAGTACCCAACCAAGTTTGATTTGATCCATTAAGGCTTGCAGCACCGAATGAGCCAACACCTATATTGTTAACACTCGATTTAATAACTACGCTTCCTTCTCCAGCCGTGGCTCCACCATCAGCCCAAGTATTTAAAAATACATCAGAACCAAAAACCGTTCTATGACTGCCATCATTTTCACCAATAGTTATAGTCTCAAAATTACCAGCATTAACGAAAGCTGTATCTTCAACAGACAATAAAGAAGCTGGCAATTTTAAATTAGTGAGATCGCAGAAATTAAATGCGTATGTTTTTATTTCCTCCAGCCCTTCTCTAAAGATGAAAGAATCATAACTTGTTCGGTTGGGATTTTGACCAGCAAAAGCCTTTTCACCAATACTTTTAACAGCAGATGGAATAAACACCGTGCCTAATAAATCGTAATTTTTATAAAAAGCCCTATCCCCAATATTCGTTACCGATGATCCTAAAATTAAAGTCTCATCATTTGGGTTAGAGCCACTTCTCCACTCAACTGGTATATCGCCAGTGACAGAAGCGATTTCTTGTGAGGCGTTATCTAATATAATACTAGGACCATCATCTAATCTCCAAAGCTGCAATATATTACCATCATAATAACCATTATTTCCACCTGCAGCAAAATAATCATTAAAATGAGTTTGTCTAACGTATAAGATTTTATCAGAAGTTGTTGCCGCTTGAAACTGCAAACCCGACACGCCAAGATTAGCTAGTGGAACATCAGAATACGCAACTTCAATACCAGAACAATTTCGGAAAGCATAATCACCCACTGTAATCCCAACTCCAGATAGGGAATCTAATAAAGTAATAGAACCAACTACATTCTTACATCCTTGAAATGCTTTATCACCAATGTTAGTGACTTTTTGCCCCAAGAAAATCCCTTCAGCACTACTACAATTCTCAAAAGCATTAGCGCCTATAGAACCAGTTACAGAAGATACATCTAACTCGCCAACAATATTAGAACAGCCTTTAAAAGCAGAAGACCCTATATCCAAAACATTAGGTATAGACAATATACCATTTATGTTTGAGCAACTCGCAAAAGAATTAGAACCAATACCGCTAGCATTAGTTATCAACAAGTCTCCAGTAAGGCTGGAGCAACGCAGAAACGCCTCATCGCCAATTGTAGCTGCTGTTGATTCTATGGTTAAAGATCCGTTCAATCCATTGCAATCCTTAAAAGCCCGATTTTCAATACCAGTGACTGAATTTGGTATTGTTAAACTTCCAGTAAAATTGGTATCTCGAAAAGCACTATCACCTATACTCTTAACACCCTCTTCTATTATCAACTCACCGTTAAAACTAGTGCCCTCAAACGCTTCATCACCAATTGTATTAACATTTCCAGGGATAGTTAAAAAACCTTCTAGAGCCGAAGAATTTAAAAATGCCTGACTACCAATAGATGTCACATTTAATCCAATGTCCAAGTATTGTGGAGTAGGTGTTGTTTTGCCCTCGTACCAATCATCTGGAATAACCTCTGCTCTCGTGCCTTTTATTACATTATAAGAAGCATTATAAATTCTTGTATAAGCAGCCCCACGACAAAGCGGCATACCTTGGAATATACCATCATCCAATAAAGCCTCGTAATCATCATAAACATTTCTTGCTGCATATAAGCAACCCCTTATACCAAGTAAGGTGTTAGCTCCTTGGAACGAATTCGGCGGTATGTGAGTAGCAACATTTCTTATGTTATCGCAACCATAAAAAGCTTCGTTGCCAATGCTGTTCAAACTATAGCCCGACTCATCAAAAACAAGAACTCCACTAATGTTCTTGCAATCTTTAAATGCTTTTTCTCCTATCGAAACAAGGCTTGGCTGAATGAAATTAAATCCAGTTATATAATAAGAAGCCGTACAATTTTGGAAAGCCCTGTCTGATATAGTGGTGGCATTATCAATGAAGTTTTCATTGAATGTTTGAAATTTTGTGTTTCTAAAGGCTTCTTGCCCTATTATTGTTGCGTCAGATGTATCCAACTCTAATCCAGCCGCATAAGCATTTTTAAACGCAGCTGCTGGTATTGTTGTTCCATTAGCCCCGCAAACCTTAAGATTGCCGTAAAGATTGCCACAATTTTCGAAAGCCCCAGAACCAATACTATTGGCTGTGTCCAATCCTTGAATTATACCATTTAAAGAAGTACAATTTTTAAAAGCTTCTACACCTACACTAAAATTTGCATTTTTAAATTCTAACCCTTGAGCTAAACTAGAGCAATTTTTAAAAGCCCTATCTCCAATACTATTGCAACTATTACCTTCGAAAATCAACTGTTGTATACCATTACAATTCTCAAAAGCCCCGTCTCCTATAGTACTAACTAAATTAGGCATCGAAAGAACGTCAGACAACTGTTCGCAATTTCTAAATGCGCTTGCCCCTATTGAATTCAAAGGCGCACTTTGGAAGTCCAACTTTCCATCTAGACTACTGC